AAACGCAATGTACTGGGGTTCCACAAAAGAGGCCTATGTAGGTAAACGAATGGAAGTTCAGACCGGATTACAGAAAGCCGACGTAGTGATGGCTGCTGTAATGATGTCTCCGGAAATAGTTCGCAATGTTCGTTACATCTGGCATCCTCAGGGGGAAGATCTTGGTTTCGCTTCTGAGTTGCATAAACAGGGTTACGAGAGTTATATAGATTTCGATCTGTATGCGCCGCATATAATGAACCAGAGTCAATTAAGTTGTTACCTTGAAAAAGGTGATGCTAGAGTTCAAAACTTAAGTTAAATTATCTTTTAGTTACTATTTATCAAGAAGCGCTTTACTTAACTAATCGCTAGGTTTACCTATGACATACCTAATTCAAGAAAATCAGTCGATTGTTACTCCTGCGGTTAGTGATCTTTTGCTGTCCGAGGGATACAAGGACCAAAAGAAAAAGCGGAACCATCGCTTAGTGGCTCAGATTGATTCTATTCATGAGGGTATCACGAAGAACTATAATAAGTATACCGCCGAAGAGCTTCGTAAAGCAGTTCCAAGTTGGTTAACTCCTTATCCAAAGCCCATTCTTCTTAATCACAATTTAGACTCAGAACCACTCGGCCGCATGGTCAATTCTGAGTTTATTGTTGGGCCTGAAGAAGTGGGCTTTATTCGTTTGCGCGCTAATATTGCGGATCCATTAGCTGCTTCTAAAGTTATTGATGGCCGCTATCTCACTGGTTCAGTAGGCGGAATTCCCAAAGCAGCTATCTGCTCTATTTGCTACGCCGACATTATCGCAGCTTCTAGAGAGGGAGATCGTTGCCCTCACAACAGAGGCGACATCTACGAAGGGAAGGTCTGTGTCTATGAACATCGAGACATTGAATTCCACGAATATTCGTTTGTCAACGTACCTGGGGATTCTGAATCTAAGATTCATTCTCATGTTGGCGAATCAGCATTTAGTGAGATGGCTTTATATGACGTGGATTTTGACACGCAAGTCGTTAAAGAATACCGCGCATCGGATGGCATTATTGACATCAGGGAATTCATGACAGAATCAGCCGCCCAGAAAACTTATCTGGATTTAGCATTTGGTTCTAAGCACGCTGAGCTCTATGCGCAGCCAGAAAAATCTAAAAATATTACGTTTAAACAGAACATTAGTACTATTGATGAAGAATCAGGCAAGTCTGATTTGGAGCAAGGACTCATGACACAAAAAACTGAAACTGACAATGTAGTTGAGCACGACGAGGAAGACGTCCTTGATGTCGCCGCCCGCCTCGCTACTGACCTAAGTGAGTCCGCTGACTCAGATGCAGACGACACAGCTGTCGTAGAAGCAGATGAAGATGCCGACGCAGGCGAAGCTGTCTCCGAAGAGGAGGCTCCTGCAGCCGACGAAACAGTCGAAGAGGATGCCGAGGCCAGCGCTGAAGATGCAGCGGCCGAAGATCCTGCCGTCACCGAAGAGGTTGACGAAGATAAAGATCTAGCCGAAACAGAAGAGGCTGCAGATGATGCTGTCGAAGAGGCGGAAGCTTCAGACACAGAAGAGGCTGCAGAAGACGCTGTTGAGGCAGAAGTGACCGAGGCCGAAGCTGAAACCTCAGAAGAGGAAGAGGCACTTGAAGCAGAGGAATCTGCCAAAGAGGCTGACGTTACAGTTCTTCTAGAGCGTATTAGCGAACTAGAAGCACAGAACGAGAAACTTCTCGCTCAGAACAAGCGGATGAAAGAAGCTCTCCATGCTGAACTAGCCGAAAAGGTTGTTGACGCACGGATTGCTGTTGGTCATCTGAGTGTTGACGAGCGCGAAGAGGCTTTGGCCGAACACCTTACTCGGAGTGCTTCTTCACTTGCTGACGCTTTAGTTGACATAAGAAACTTTGCGGAGAAGAATAACTATAAAGTCCGTGTAATCGATGGGACGGTCCCGAGCTTGGAAATTCAAGCGCAAGCCACTTCAGAGTCTGATGAATCTATTCTTCTAGAAGAGAATGGTGAGTCAGTTGAAAAAGAAGTTGTTGTCGATACAGAAGAGTTACTCGTAGCTAATCTCTCGGAACTTCTCCTCAATGGTGTTGAAAAAACCCTACGTAAGAATTCTAAATAAGAGGTAAACTCAAATGTCAAAGGCACCTTACCGCAGAATTGAGCGTGGCAGCAACTCAGGGCGTTTCGTCGTCTCTGAAGGCGTCGCTCCTTCTGCCTATATGCTTGGCCATCCTGGCCTCCCCACTTTCTATAAGAACCAGGAAGACGATCGTTACGAGATTGTCATCCCTCAGGGTACGATCCTTACAGCAGTTGCTGGCGCCGATGGCTCTAGCTACGTTGTTCCGGCTAACGGTACCGCCACCGCCTTCACTTGGGGCGACGGCCAGGTCGTTAACGTTGAGACTGGTGCAACTCCCGCATCAGCTTCAGGAACCAACGTCGACACGATTGTTGTTCCGGCTCGTTCAGTACCTATTGGCTGCGCACAGCAAGATGTCTACCGTCCGTTTGACCGTAATACATCTTTCGCAGCTAGCTGGATCACCACTGGCTATGTCGAATGGCCGATGGTTCAGGGCGTAAACGCCGATCTTGCTGTTGGTGACGTTGTTCGTTCAGACTTTATGGGTCGCCCCGTGAAGGCTGCAGCGGCTGACTTCTACAACTCAAGCGCTGTTTACGATTACCTACGTGTTGGTAAGGTAGTTGAAATTGAGAAGTTCGCAACGAACTTTGATTTCGGCCTTCTTAACTACATGCAACTGCCTTCAGATCCGGGTGCCCTGAAGGATGTCTATTCAATTACCCGTAATGGTCCTAACAAGGATCTTTTCGGAGTGCGCAAGAATCTCGACACTGTTAACGCAGTTGGCGCGGTTCGCGTTTCACTCTCGTTAATCTGATAATAAAATAATAGTCTGGAGGCTATCCTTAAATGTCACACGAAGTCAACGAAGCCCTAAACAAATTAGAGGGTTGGACTAAAGCGTTTAACGAGAACGGGGCCGTCGATGAAAGCACGAAGGTGACCATCAAGGAAGCCTTCTTCACTGCTGACGCTCCCATTCTCTTTCCAAAGGTAATGTCAAACGTTCTGCGGGAAGCCGCAGAGCCTGAGTACTCAGTCAGCGCCCTTTTCGACGTTGTCCGTACAGATGGCCGCGTCGTAGAATTCCCTGCGGTAAACTCTATCCAGGCCTCAGAAATTCCTGAAGGTCAGGAGTACCCCGAGCAGCAACTCGCATTCGCGAAGCAAGCTGAAGGCAAAGTCACCAAGAAGGGTGTCAAGGTCAATTTCACCGAGGAAGTCATTAGTGACTCTCAGTGGGATATCATCGGCCTTCACGTCCGGGCAGCTGGCCGCGCAATGGCTCGCCTCAAGGAGCAGATTGCCGTTGATCGGTTTACCACACATGCTGATGTTGTTTTCAACAACGCCGGTGCTGAGCCCAACACCACAGGCCTTGGCTCTAGCGGTGTTGCTAACAACACTCTCAGCTGGGACGACCTAATGGACATGGCAGCAGCGCTGCACACCGACCACCACAGCCCGACTGACCTCTTAATGAACCATCTCGCATGGCCATTATTTGCTAAGTCACATGGCCTCAATGGTATGCATGACCTCATGCGTCTAAACCCGACATCACTCCCGGCTAACGAGCAGGCTGCTTACGCTTCTGTTGCTCCTCTTGGCCTGAATGTCATCCTTAGCCGTTTTGTCCGTCTTGCTTCAGGTATCACTGATATCTATCTCATCGACCGTAACGAAATTGGTGCGAACCTTGTTCGTGAGGAAATGTCAACCGACGAATTTGACGATCCTACTCGCGACATCCGCGCCCTCAAGTTGCGTGAGCGCTATGACCTCGTTGTCTATGGCGATGGTGAGGGTATCAAGATGGCTAAAGAAGTGGCCGTCGCCCCGAGTTACGAAATCACTCTGGTCAGCAACGTCCTCTGATTCTAACGTAACTTAAAACTTAAAACTTGCGATTAGGGGCAGGGGTATTCAGATAGTACTGAAGCTCCTGCTCCTTTTCGTGTTCAAAGGGATATCTTAAATGGCTAAGTCATATTTCGCATGGTGGGAAGTAAACGATCACTTTTTCCAGATTAAATTTGTTTCCACTATAGATGTAGCGACATTTATTAATGATAATTTTGTCTTATACAATGATGCTGCATCGCCTACGACTATCGTAGATCCATTTGAAGATATTGTAGTAGCCAAAGATTATTCTAGCGTTTCAAGAATATTGACATTATGGTGGAAAAATCCCCCAGCTTCTGGGGCCTATACATTACATGTCAATAATCTTAAAACTTTCTTAGGTGAATACATTGGTAATTTTTCGATTCCTTTTAATTGGGTTTTAGATTCTGCGACTCCAGAGTCTGGGTCAACCGAAGAGTTATTGCGCCCAGACAGGGTACCTGTTGAGGTAGAAGATTATTCTATTAAAACACCGGGCTGGTCAATAATTGAGTCTCCGGCCCCAAGTGTCATTAGCGGATTAGATATTATAGATCTTGCTCCTGGCACTAGTATTCATCACAATATCTCGGCTCAAGAAAATGAAGGCCGAATAGATATTATGTTTTCGGCGCCCATTGCAACTAACTTTATAACGCCAATATATTTTGCATTGAGCTCAAAGCCAGTAAAGAGAGGTCTTAGTACTTGGACGGCAGTTGATACTTATGTTACCTCTAATGCTGATAGCACTATTGTGTCTATATATCTGCCTGGCAAAGCAATTGTTGAATCTGCTACTCCGGAATCAACAGTTTATTCGCACCTTAGAGATATTTCTGAGCTAGATAATTACATATTCTTTGAGCCGCAAACAAAGTATAGATTGATTGTAAGTACGGATGTCGGTAAGCCATGAGTATAAAGAAGGGCGGCGGTAAAGTTAATATCACGCAAAACCTTAAAAAGTTTAAAGATAATAACTCTAGCCCAGTTCCTTATGATCCTCCCGACAGTCCTATAAAAAAAATTGTTGATGAGTCAGGTTATAAAAAAATAACCAATGACTCTCCAGAAACTTCTAAGTATGCCCCTGAGTATACAGGAAATCTTTTTCTGGGGGCTATGAATAATATTGGTGTCGAAGGCCCGTCTGCTTATGATGTTGCTCGACACAATGGTTTTGTTGGAACTGAACAGGAATGGCTGGATTCTTTAACTGGCCCCACTGGTGCTACTGGTCCACAAGGACCTTCGGGAGCAGATTCGACTGTACCTGGCCCACAGGGTCCACAAGGCCTTCAAGGGCCGCCCGGGCCTACTGGTCCCACAGGAGCCGATTCTACAGTTCCTGGGCCTCAGGGCCCTCAGGGTATTCAGGGTCCACGGGGAGACCCTGGGCCAGCTGGAGCTGACTCAACGGTTCCTGGTCCACAAGGACCCCAGGGTATCCAAGGGCTTCAGGGTGATCCTGGAGCTCAGGGGATTCAGGGACCGCAAGGAATACAGGGGCCACAGGGACCTCAAGGTATCCAGGGACCAGCAGGTCAAGATGGCGCAGGGGCCGTAAGCCCAGAAGATAAACTGTTAACTTACAATGTCAGTAATCAACTAGAAACTGTAGTCAGTGTTTCTGGAACGAAAACTTTAGCTTATGACATCACAGGAAAATTAATAACTGTAAATAATACAGATGGTAATCTTCTTAAAACTTTGGTATATGATGTATCTGGCAAACTAGAAGAAGTACAGATATCTATTTTGTGATTGTTTGTTACTATTTATCATAGTTCGAATTTCTTTTACGAGTAAAGTACGCACACGGAGTAACTTAGATGGCATTGATCATTGACCCAGATCAACTAACAGATTCTGCTGCAGACGACAACAGCGAAGAGGTGTATATTAACACCGCAACCAAGAAAATCAAGCTGGTTGTAGTTGGTAACCTCAGCACCGATGGCGTGACGATGAAGGCTCTCTACTCGTTTCTAAAGGAAGAGTGGAAGAACGACCCGAATGCAAAGAATCTCGCGGCTTTCCCTTTTCCTCTCGTCCCGATTGGTGACGGCGAATACGAAATGGTCGAAGGTTGGAACTTCAATGATACTGTTGCCCAATACTTAATTAGAAACTCTGGTTGGACGGTTCGTAATACCTCAGGAGCTGTAACTGAGCAGTGGGCAGGTATTAAAGGCCTTGGTACTGTTGAATCCAACGACCAGCCGTATTATGCCCTATCTAACAATACCGCTACAGACTTCCAGCTTCAAGGACAGGTTAATCAAGCCATACAGATCCTTAGGGACGATGACGGTGACGGAATTTACTCTGAAGGATCGGACTACGATCGACGTGGTGTTTTCAACTTATTTGTTCGAGAGCAGGGGCAATTATTCGGTAAAGCCAACCTCGCTTCAATCGGTGAAACTGCTCTAGCGGGCAAAAACTACGCTTTCCCTCTGGGTACTGGTGCTGACCTTAAAGTTGTAACCGCAGATACAGGCATCAAGGCTTCAGGCTCTGGGTATCCCGCTGACGTTGCTCCTTATTCCGGGATGACGATCACATACCATGCTACTCCACAGTCTAAGGCAGTTGGGGCTAGCAACTACAACTTCGGTATTGTAGTTGATGGCAATGGCCAACCTCTACAGAAGATCTATGAATTCATCCAATATGCCCTACGTCAGAACGTAGACATTGCGGCAGGAGCGGCTTCTGTCATTGGTAAAACCGCTGACCCTCTCGCTTATTACGTTGGCGATACATTCTATACTCAGACGGCTACCAACCCAGAAGGTGGTGGCACAGGCGTATGGATTGAAGACTTCGACACGAACGATATCAACAGTATTGTTCTGGTCGACAATACCGGGGCCCAAAGAACTTTCCCCTATACGGCATCATTAACTATAAACTTTAACGATAACCTTGTAAATGATGTTGCAGCCGAGTATACTGTATATTTCACTACTCTCCCCGGTGCAAGTAACGACTGGGGTGAATCAGGAGCTATCATAGTAGATGATGCAGCAGATGTTGATATGGCAGGTTTAGTGCCCGGAGCTTCTGTCGTACATACATTTGACTATGACGGGAATAACCAAGGTGGTCGCACGCCTGGCACAGACGCAGGAATTACCGTTGTAGCGATTGGTCTAACAACCGGTCAATACGTCCGCGCCTCAGGCACAATTCAGCGATCTACCACAAACTCAATTACGCTCGTCGCCCCGCTGGAGCGCACATACGCCAACCCCTGATCAATAGGAGGTCTGAGTGGCAACGATTACCGCAGACACCTTTCTTGACGACGGGACCGCACGTACAGCAGGCGAGGCGTGGACGCTGGACGGAGGCAAATTAACCGTTCGTACCGACACCCGCTGGCATGCAAACGCCCCTGCTTCAATGACGGGTTCTTTAGGAAGCATGACAGTCTCTTCCGTCCTCGGCGGTGGTGTTCTATTTGACGGCCGCAATGTTCGTTGGCTTCCTTACGATACTGGATCGGGTAATGTTCCAGCAATCGGGACAACTATAACCCAGGGTGGGGTTTCTGGATATTTACTTGGTGTTTACGACACCTTAACTTCCGCCCCCACCGCTGTAGGTGTCGCAATGCCCGTAAACGGGCATATTAAGTTTCGCGAGGTTACCGGCGGGCCGTTCGCCACTGGGGCACTTACTGGTATCGGAGCTTCGGCTACTGGTCCAGATGTCACTGGCTGGATTGAAGTTGTAATGGACGAAGCCGCGGCTATGACTACTTCCCGTTTGGGAACTGGATTTCAATGTCGAGGTGATTGGTTTTATCTGGATAACACTAACGGAAGTCTTGGTCAGGTTCTTCAGGTTCCGACGAATGGAGGCGGGGCAGCAACGTGGTGCCCTGGGGTATGGGTAGAAGACGCTCCGGGGGCTGATGTTTATTCGTTTTGGCCAGCGCAAGATGGTTCTACAAACGGTTGGACGCAGTTAAATATAGGCGCTCCACTTGGTGGCACTGATATACGACAACGATTCGTTAAATCAATCGGGTCTGGTCAAATGCAATTTGGTGAAGCTTTTACCCAAGCCTCAACTTATGCAGTCACGACTCAAGCCTCAACGTATACTTGGGCTTCGAACTTCGTTACTGTTACGTTTACAGCCCATGGTTATACCAAAGGAGAAGAAGTCTATCTAGACTTTACTTCTGGTGGTGCAACCGCTGATGGCGTCTACACCATCTTCGATGTTCCTACCGCCAACACCTATAGAGTTGCCCTCGCAGGTTCAGGGGCTTCGGGTAATGCCACGGCTTGTGGACGTGTAACTGTTACTTTTACGGCACACGGTCAAACGTCAGGAAAAACGGTTTATCTGGACGTGACTTCAGGTGGCCTCACAGACGGTATCTACGAGATCCGAGGTACTCCGGCAGCAAACACTTATACTGTGGCTGCAGCGGTTTCGCCAGCAACTGTCGCCGGGAATGCTACTATGACGTTGACGGTCGGACATATTCCGGCGTCAGGTTGTAAGACACGAATCCCAAACGTTATTC